GAAAGGGCAAATTGCAAATACCCTGCATACGACGCAGTCAGTCTTAGAAGATCCTACATTGAAATTGAAGTATTCACTGATAAAAAGTGGAACCATCAAGGTGGTGCAGTTGCTACCACCAATGGTAGCGGCAGACACGCTTACTCAGTTTTCCACAATGTTGAAGGATGGGACTGGCAGAAACACGCCGACAAAGATCAAGATGTCCGCGGTCGCATAGCTGATCCACTTGACGCAACCAAAACTCTGGCTACTTTCCCAATGAAAGTGCTTTGGTTCAACAAAGAACTCGATATTTTAGTATTCGAGATTCCCAACAATATTTCGAATGAGGTTCTTACTCGTTTGAAAGTTGGTGAAATGCCACAATCTGGCTTCTTTATCAAAGGCATAACAATAAGACCTGTTGACGCCAAAAGAGTTTGGACTGAATATGACGGAGTATTAAACTACTACGTCAAAGATCAAAAATTGGAGTATGAAGATCCCAATTTAGTTAAGTACAACAACTCTACGATCAAAGGAGACTCTGGATCCCCTGTCTTCTGTTGGGATGAAAAATCTCAACACTTTGTTCTAGTCGCTTGCCACATGCAAGCTGGAAACGCAGACTCACAAACCAACGAAGGATTAATGCTCGCGGGCCTCACTGAAGGTGACTCGCGACTTTTTCGCCCCTAACTTCGAAACAATTTGGATGTCGATGGTGCCAACCCTCCAGCCATCGACACGATGCACTAATCTTGTGCTAAATGGAGGACCGTTAGATCTCCCCAAACTACACCCCTATGGTAGAATTGACCGTAGACAAATCATGACAGATGTAGACAACATAACTATTGTTGATGCCGCATACTGCAATTGGTTGCTTCACAAATATCAGATTAACCCTCAGGTATCATACGGTATTGTGAAGCCGACTGTTCAGTCTATGACTATTCAAGTCGCCAAATTTGCAGAGCCTGTCCACGGAAAACCCGACCCCGAACTCTTTAAATTAGCAGACGATGCTCTTCGTATCGTGTTGAGTGACCTAAAAGGATCATGTAAATTCACCCCCTTCGAGGAGGTTGAACTCAACATGGAAGCCACTTGTGGCTATCCAATTGCTACTTTGTACAAAGATAAAGGTAATGCCGTTATTGGCCAACACCAGACCTTAAAATGGTGGGTTACCGAAGGATGGCGAAAGGACGCACCTCAATATAGTAAGTTAACTGGAAAAGTTGAAAGACTAACGCTAGACGAAATTGAAAAGCAAAAATGCCGTGCTTTCCAACCCGATCCGATCCAAATCATTCTTTTTGAAGCTCAGCTCAATCAAGATATGATTCGAAAATTCAAAGATCTCCGAGGAACTTTCTCGGCTTATGGATTCAACAAATGGGACGGCGGATGGAATGCACTGTTCAAACGCTTTGATAATTTTGATCACTTCTTTGCAGGTGACGTCGAGCGTTGGGATAAACATTACCAACCCTACCATCATGACGCAAATACTGAGATGAAGAAAACGTTCATTGACCCTGAACAACGAAAATTTTATGATACAGATGCACGATTCGATTATATCAATACGCATGCAAAACATTTGCACCTTCTTTTATGGACGGGCGACATTGTAAAATTAGAACAAGGTCAAGGATCTGGTAGGTACACTACCACGTTTGATAATATTCTCACGCATATGCGCATTATGTTCTACCACTACTACCGTGTTCGACGAGAGTATGGCTTAGACTTACCCACGAAACCGTGGGAAATTCGTGAATTCTTTGATGCTTATGTGTTCGGAGATGACAGCTGTGGAGCCACCACAAATGAAAAATTGGCTGATTTTGACGAACGTCAAACCAGTTACAATCAATGCGGATTCAGATTAAAGAAATCAGACGATTTCCATCAACAACAAATCAATGGTATGCCGTTCCTTGGCGCCAAAGTTGGAACCTACAAAGGAAAATACGTCTTCTTAATGGATCCTGACCGCGTTCACGGCTCTCTCACAGCACTGTCACGACACATGACACAAATGGAACGTTTCGAAAGAACTTTCCAAATATTCATGAATTGCGTCTTCACAGAAGCCAACTATCCCGGACTAGATGTGCCAGTTTGGCGAGTGCTTTACGAACGAGTGAAGTACTTGCAACGAGAACTACCCAATTCAGACCTTGGAGCTTACGGAACAATCTTCAGCCTCGATGTCTATAGAAACATGGTCTTAGGACTAGAATGTTTGGACAAAGGGGCAGAAGAGCAGCTTAAGAGAAGTAATTGTGCCTTTTTCACCGTTACCGGACAATGTACCACGACCCCAATTGGCGAAAATCTCCC